GTGTAGTCTGGGAAATAGTACGCTTGACAAAAGTCGTTTCCACGCCACGTCTTTGATACGTTTTTTGCTGGTCGCGTCCATCTAAGTTCACTTGTAGAAGCAGCACTTGCTTCACCTAGACGATTGTAGTTGTAAGAAACGTAATACTCCGTGCCACCATCAGAAGAGTAACCACCAATATCTTGACTACCAGTTGCTTTGAGAACAAATGTTGCTCCAGTATTTGTTCCAGAAGTTGGGCGTCTCACAATATAGACAGCAGTCGTTGAACCACCATTATTACCTATCGTGAATTGCGCCGTTCCATACGATGAACCAGACATGGAGCGCCATTCAATTGTTGGCTGAGGTGGCAATGCTGGATTTGTAGTTCCAGATGCGTTTCCTGATATGGTGCCACCAGTACTAGTGCCAAGTGATACTGCGCGAACCCTCGCATAATATGTCGTATCATTCGGAAGACTAGAAATAGTTACTGAAGATGCCTGCCCTGATGTTGGGAAGTCTGCCCAGTTCGTGGGGTCGGATGAAGTTCCGTACGCATACTGATACTTATAAAGATACGTTGGCGTTGGTGGCGTCGGTACGTTTCCGCGTGCAATAACAATTTGCGTTCTACCATTTTCGCGCCCCAACCCTGCTTGGTCATTATCCGTTCCATCCCATGAAGAGATTGACACTGTTGGTGCACTCGGAAGGATTTCGGCAGCGGTTGTGTGCGTTGCATACGCAGTATTGCTGGCAGACCCAGGGCTTGATGCTGTGTACCTTAAGTAGACCGTGTACTGCGTATTAGGCAAAAGTGCAGTTCCATTTGAAGTTGCCGTTAGCGATGTCGTACCACTAGAACCAGATAGTGTTGTGTATGTTCCTGCGCCGGGATTATTTCCGGCAACAACGGAATATTCCCTGGTTCCAATTGAGTATGTTCCATTAGTGCCTGCTGCCCAAGTGAACTGAATGCTGTTGGCGCACTCTCTGCGGCGGTCGTAAATCGTCTTACCGTAGATGATGGCCCTGTTTGCCCAGCAGCGTCAACAGAACGCAAATATAGTGCATACTTCTGATTGTGGAGAATATTTTCAGTAGACCCAGATGAATTGACCCTAGTACTGAGGGTTGCTGAATTTGAACCGCTAGCACCTGCGAGTGAGCCAGTCCATTGTCCTTCATCTGTGACTGTATTGGACGAATCAATTTTGTCCAATTTATATTGAACATATGAAACTGTGAATGTAGAAATGGTAATCGTGTAGGCAATCGCTGCCGTGATTGGCGTACCTAATGTCGTGTCATTGCTTGCGGGCGTAGTGATAGAGGGGGCAAGCGGCGCTTCCCCATTCCCCAGCCCCAGTCCACGAGCACAGGCTGCAACAAAACTCACAGCCAACGGCATTTAGGCAAACCTTGTTCGGGCAGCGTAGACGACGTATGTTGGTGTTGGGTCAGTCTTAATAATTGTATATGTATACACATCGTACGATGAAGTATTCCCGGCACTTGGCGCTAATGCTCCTTGCCAACTGGGGGTAAACGCCGTCTGTCCATCAATTTTCATGGTTGATGCAAATGCAGCGGTATTGGTAATATAGGCAGCGACACATACGGTAAGGCTTTCGCCAGTATTTAGCCATGTATTTATTGATGTTGCGTCACTCGTTGATGAGGCGTGGCCAAAATTCGGCACCCACGAGTTTGTGGCATTACCGGTATAAATCCATGCAGATGTATTGGTCGTAAACGGGTCAAGGTTCACGGCAGTAGCGCTTGAAGTAGAAATGGCCGATGCACTAACTGTCCACTCTTCACGAGTAACCGCCAAGCCCGGGCGATTAATTACTGGTGCAGTTAGTGTCTTGTTGGTCAGCGTTTCCGTTTCATTAAGTTCAACAAGGGAATCCGAACCATTAATCGTAATAAATCGATTGACCTCCCACGCAGCCATTATGCATACTCCTCAAGCCCAACAAGCGTAATAGTTACCTTGTTGCTTACCGACGCTAATGCCATTATCTTTTGGTCTTTGTCTGCTCGCAATACGATTGAAGTGTTGACAATCTTTGTCTCATTAACAGCCAATGAGACTGCATTAAATAGCGTTTCTGAGGCAGCGGCGGTTGAGTTTGTGTCAAGGTATAGTGTGAATGTTCTTGCTGATGTATCAGTATTGCACACTATGATTTGCTTAATAATTGTGACATTGTCCAACTTTGTTGTGCCTGCCACGGTCGGCGTATCAGAGTCATATATGACGGCTGCTGAGTTTGACAAAAAGTTTGGGCCGTAGAGAGTTACTGGATAGAGTGCCATTGATGCTCCTCTTAGGGGAAAGATTCATACCTAGTTTAGCGTATGGCTCTAGTTTGCAAGAATAGTGAGCCGTATGATTACTGTCCAAATCGGCTATCAAGATAGTCTTTGTACTTGTCCGCAATAATTGCGACATTCTCTTGAATCATGGCATTGTGTTGCCGCTGGGCAGTATTGGGTGATATGTACTGCTTGTAAATCATTTTCGGTATATGCAAACATTCCGTTGCTAAGAACGTCCTAACACATAAGTCATAGTCGTCCGCCACCTTGAGTGTCCAGTCATGTCCGTTGAGAGCACGATAAACGTCCGCCCTCCACGCCCGAACGTGATTGGGTGCCGAAACGATATGTCGCATGGTCACGGTATTGAGTTCTGGCGCACGCATTGTCCACACGCCATGCTCGTCGTCCCAATAGTCACTGCCATACCCAAATGCCCACCCATCTGGGTAGCGCCCTGACTGCCCATCAGGGAGGATTTCGCACCAGTCGGAGTAGACAAACCCTACATCCGGATTCTCATTAAATGCATCGTTAATCAGTTGAAGCGCATCGGGGGTTAATTCGTCGTCGTGGTCCAATTCGACCAGAATGTCACCCTTAGCAACCATGAAACCATTCCGCTTCACCTCGCCGATAGAGCCAGAGTGAACATGCGAACGATGCATTTGAATCCTGTACCGTTCATCGGAGCAGAAACCGTAGATTTGTCGCCAGGTTTCGTTATGCGTGGAGTCATCCCATACAACCCATTCCCAGTCCGTGAATGTTTGTGACTTAAGGGAGCCCCATGTTCGGGCAAGAATGTCCTGGGGTGTATTGTACGTTGGCGTGATGATAGAAATCATAGGAAGTGTTTCGCAATCGCAGTGGTTGCCAGGATTACCCAGGCAACGTTGAAAAGAATAATAGTCGGCAAAGTTTTATGTGTTGAAGACCATATAAGAGAAATGCTGGATATAATGGCGAAAATATAAAGCCACCACCACTGTTTTCCAAAAAGAAGACCTGGAAAAATAATTGCTAACTTTGTGATAAATCCCCATGCCTCCACGGTGTTTGGCTTATTCCAATACTCTGGCTTTGATAGTTCTTGAATGGCATTGCGAATTTTAGTAATAAATACATAATTCATTATTGCCGCCTCATTCCTTTATTCTTTTGATATGAATCTCTGTCATTGGTTATTTTGTCTATGTATTGTGGCCCTTTCGTAAACCACCAATGCTGCGGTTCCACAAAGTGAAAGAAAATCATATCTACACGATTTTTATTGGGTTCGGTGAATGCTTCTCGCCAGTGATACTGGTCCTCACCATAATAGACAACTGCTTGGTTCGGGTATGGTATCAATTCCTTACCCTCAATGTAAATAGACCATGGTGCGACATGAGATAGGCATAGGTCAATCGTATAGGTACAGGCGTTATCATCTATGTGTTTCGGAAGTTGTGCACGATATCCACGATATGAAGCCCACAGGCAATACGATGGTTCTAGCGTTGGACTAAATAATTTTCTAGCAAGCGGCAATAACTTGTCGTGATAATTAGACAGCAGTTCAGGGCATCTCCTATCAGTGCTATTAAGACCAAATCTCCCAAACCATCTATCGTATGGAAGGGCCATTGAATCTTCAATAGAAGATAACTGTGTTAATAATATTGCAAAATCATCTTCAGAAAATACCTCATCTATCAGATATGCATCAGGACGCTTGGTTAAGATGCGATTGGTCAATGGGTCATAAAAGGTGTTCATTGCCCGTCTCTAATATCCCATCTTGTGATGGCTTGAGTATGAACGTACTAACTATCCACTTATCACCAGATAATGGAACGCACCCCTGGTGTGGGTGTGTCCAGTTGGCGGGGAAAATAGCAATTGAACCCCTTTTTGCTGGAACATGGATATCATGTTCGCGGAAAAATGTACTTCCGCCGACATCAACAGTATTGAGGTAGATAACAACCCCTAGCATTCTTGCCGATACTGCACTTTCTCCAGGACCACCATCAATATGCTCGCGATAATGGCCAATCCCACGCTTGTAGTGCTGTAGCCGAAAGCCCGTGTCACACATCCCTTCCCAATCCCACAGCCAACGAAAGTTTTCTCTGTAGTAAGCAATGGCGACCCAAAGACTTGAGACGACTTCATGTTCATACGTCGTCAACGGACCATGCGGAACGCCGACAGAACGCAACACATCTTCTGACCAGTTGAAGTCCATGCTGCTTTTAATTGATGGGAATATGCCACTAACAACTGGACCTGGAGAGAATAGTGATGAATAATATAAACCGCACTCTCTAATAATTCCGTCGCAAACATCGGAATTTATAATATCCTCAGCAACCATAATTGCAGAGGATTTGCTGGCGGGCCAGTAGAATGAGGGGTTCATTTATCCTTCTCTTATTCGTGTTTTAGAAAAGCCTCGTAGACATTCAATATATCTCTAAGTCGTGACTGCGCCGAGTCGGAGTATGCTGCCTGTGTTGTCTCTGGCTGCCATGTGAATTCACCGTCAATCATTGTTAGTGATTCGGGGTTAACCCCAGCAGAAAGCGCTGCATCAAATAGTTCAAGTTCCAGTTTCTGGCGCGCCATTTGCCTGATTCTTATTTTGTCTTGCGGTGTTAGAGAAAAATCCATAAAACATCATCCCCTTCTATTTAGTATTTTATCAATAAAACTAACACGATGAGACTCCAGGTCGGCATCGACTTCTCGCTGCATCTTCTTATACTTGCTTTTCTGGTTTTTGGGGAAAAACGTACCACCAAAACCGCGCCACCTAAGCAGAGAATAGATGCTCTCGCCACCCCAGACAATATTCCACTGCTTGGTTCGCGGAAAAGGCACAACATGCCACATTGGTCGTCCTGTTTCAAGTTCAAATGGTTCATCGGTGAGTATATTAATAACCATATTCGCCGTATGGTAATAGTCGGTATTTACTACCGCTGGAAGCATTGTGTAATTTGGATTAGGGTCCCATAATGGGGGAAGGAATAACGACGACCATCCCGGGGGTGTTTTCACTAGCCATGGATTAATAACTTTGATGTAATTGGATTCGGGCATCTTTTTGACTCGTGAAACAGGGCATTCGCCCGTCTGCGAATAACTAAATCCCTCTATTCCAAAATCTCCCAAGTTATTAGTAAGGTCAAATTTGGCCTGCCAATTTTTGCCATCGAGAGATGGGCGGAAATGCAAATTGGCCCACAGAGGAATTGTTATCCCTGTAGCAAGATAATCGGAAGTCCCAGAGCACCTTTTTAGACTACCCTCATTACCCTGCAGTTGTTTCCACCACTCTGGCCAGTTGCCCAAATTTACATATGGACGACACGAATCATCAAGCAACATTGCAGACGCTGGAGAAAGAAGTATTTCATTCGGTTTTATTTTTTTAATATTGTTGAAGGCATTCGCTTCAACTATTTTTAGTTCTTGCAAGCGCTTCTGCATGGTCAATCAACTTTGTGGAAAGTAGTGTCTGTGAGTAATTGGAAATAAATTTGCGTACATCTATTAATGAATTGTAGTTCATTAATTGAATCTCTGCCACTTCTTTATTGAGTACACCCTGGCCTTGTGCTACATGCCATAGGTGCGGAGCGGCAAATAACTCAAAGCCAGTAGAAGGTACGTCGTGTATCTCAGGACATCTTTCATTCCAGAGTTGTAGGAGGTGTTCGAGCAGTGGCGGTAACGGTGTTTCTTTTTGGGCTCTCCACATTGGGGTGTCATCTCTGTCCGAAATATAGTGAAGTGAAATCATGCATAAAATATTTTCCATGACTGAATCAATAATGCGATGATATTCCTTGATTCCATACTGTCGTTGGGGGCTGAACGTTGGGAGATATGAACAAAGCAGGCGCACTTGTTGGATTGTCGTAGATATTGATGTTGCCTCTAGCGGTTCAACAAAAGCAGCAGCAAGGCCTATGGCGAAACAATTATTTTTCCATGTTGTCTTGAAGTAGCCGGACTTGAAATTCAGAACCTTTGCTGGCTCCACCTCGAATCCATGAACACGCGATGCTTCTGCAATAGCATCATCAATAGAACAAAAATCTGACGAAAATACGTAGCCATTACCTCGGCGCTGCTGGGTTGGTATCTCCCACATCCATCCACTGGACATGGCACGCGCTCGTGTGTATGGACGAATTTGCCCAGACGGGTCAGGTGGGGTTGGGAAGGCAATCGCACTATCACATGGCAGATATTTGCGATACGAGATGAATTCGTTATCAGTTAACCTAGAAAGCAGAATACGATGAAATCCAGAAGCATCAATAAAAAAGTCACCATTGATAGATGTACCGCTTTTAAGTTCCAACCTATTTATATATCCATAGTCGTCGACGATAACGTCAATAACCTCATCATCAATGAGATGAATTCCTTTATTGGAAGCAATAGCACGAAGATAATTATTTAATTTGAATGTATCAAAATGATATTGATTGGTTCCGAGGTGTGTATCTTTTCCTTGGTCGATAACCTTATTGTCGGTTAAACCTCTCCATGAGAACGTTGGCGTTAATTGTTTATCGTTCATTAATGCATATGCATAACCGGCCATAAATGTTCCAGATGATGGGCCAGTTCCACCAACACTGTGGAAATAGTCTGGGGTATGGTGTGTCCATCCCTCGTAGCGAATCCCATACTTATGGGTGATGTCTGCATTTCGGACCATGTCGTCAACTGATATATTCGCTATGTTCTGGAAAATGCGCCAATGCTCAGTTGAGCCTTCCCCGACGCCGATAATGCCTATTTGCTCGGAAGAAACAATCAGCACTTCATAACCAGGAAAGAGACTCCTGATGATGTGCCCAGCAACGAGGCCAGCGGTGCCAGAACCAACGATGACTATTTTTTTCATAATGATTTTGTGACTATCGTATAGCCAAGACCAACTGGGATAAAAAACAGTTTTAAGTTTGTCTGTGACTTGAGAAGTTCGTGTGGATGATGAAATGGATGAGCATCCTTGTGAACATAAATTGCCCCAGAATCTGAAGTTCCCATGAGAAACATTGTTCCGCCGGGATTAAGCATTTCGGCAAGATTCAAGAGGACGTTATCGTCGTGCATAACTGTTTCAAGATATAGAGATATCAAGTCGTATGTTTTGCCAACAGTTCCCGACTGAATGTCCTGTTGCAAGACTAGGTGGTCTTCATTAATCTCCAGGCCCCAAAACCTTTCTGCGTAATCAAGATTTGGCGCATTCATAATATCCACCCGTGAAACATTGACTTCCTGAAGAGTTGCATGATTGATGTCAAGACCACGGTAAGCGAATGGTCCAAAAAGAACGGTCTGTGGTCGCGAAAGACGTATTGTCATTTCGAGCAGCAGGGCACCCATTCCGGCAGCATGATGCGCAATGCTATTTGGGTCAGATAGCAAATCTGCAAAATTCAGGGAAACCATAGTCCCCAGCGCCAATCTACTCCTGTCAACTGTGGATGATATTTCTTCCTGGAGCAGTGATTGGCAGAATTGTGATGCTTCTGTTGAGTCGTATGCAATTCCGGTGATATTGCTCATTGCTAGCGAAAATTCAAAAACATCATATGATGTAGGCTGCATGTTAGGCATTATTTATTCTCCATTTCAGGAGGTGGTAGAAATACCAAAATCTCCGCAAATTCATTTGTGCACGTCGTAGTGATGCGTGTCGGGCCATGTCAGTAGGGCTCGACTCATCATATGTCGCCGACCCATACAAAGTCTTACATGCCGCAAGAACATCGCTAATTGTTAGTTCTTCAATATTGTCAGGATTTAATCCAACAACGAGCAACTGAGCAAAGAGATTATCCCTATGGTACTCAAAGTCTTTCTGTAAGTTATAGGTCATCTTCGTCTTCCTCTACTTTCACAACCACCGGCAACAAGTCAGTGAACGTACAGAATGGGGCTGGGGATGATGGGTCAATTCCCGTTGGTATATATCTACCAATTGAAGGAACATATGAACTATCAACCTCTTCTTCTACTACTGATTCCTCTTCAGGACTCATCTGAACCACGTTACCAATGAGTACTTGACGGTACTGTCGTTGAGGCCAACGGGTTGAGCAATGTGAAGGTAAGGAAAATTGGAGGGGAAGAAAATAATGCTTCCCTTCTGTGGTTTTATCGTTACGTCAAACCTCGGAAAAACTAATTCACCACCAGTGAAATCGTCATTTAGGAAAGCGACAAGACTCAGCGACCTGGCGTTGGAGTGGTAGTGGTCATGGTGTGCGTGGTATTCAGCGCCACCACCATACTTCAAAACGCGATATCCCTCATCTGCCTGTAGGTCAAGTTCAAAGGTGTTCCTGTAATCCCAAACACATGGGTCAATCTGTTTCCACACTTCGTTCCATGCTTCAGCAAGTGGAAGTACGCGCTCGATTGCTATGTCATTTGCTCCAAGTGGCATGAGTTCACATGACATGGATGTTCGCGCCCTAGTGACCGATTCAAAAGCATTTGCATACTCAACAATGGCGATTCCGTGTGTTTTTGTCTTCATCTCATCCAGCAATCTCTGTACGCAGAAGTTCAATTTGCTCAATGAGAGCAAGGAGTCGCTGAACGTCATCAGTCAACGAGGTTGAATTTTCAGGCAAGTCCGTTTCGGGATTGAATGTTTCCATATTAAGTTCGTCTGGGTTTAGTCCAGTTGTGACAAGAACTGAATATAATTGCTCTTTTACGCCCAGAAGACGGGCATCAATTGCATGCAACTTGCGCTCCGTTGATATTGAACTAAAAAAAGTCATCGCATTTGTCTCCTTGTATCTTTATGCACTTCAATTTCATTCTTGCACAACTCATCCCCATTGCGCAAGAGGCGCAAAACATAAAGCCCCTCTTTTGTAAAACGATGAGAAAATGTAATTTTGTGACTTTCGCGTACTGATGGTTTCATCATACCAATACGCCGTTTTATGTACATCTCATTATCGCATTCAAGAAGTTCCGCCTCAACTTCGTCACACCCAGAGAAGTCGTCCACGAAAATGAAAGTCCATATTTGATTTTCTGCAACAGGAGAAAAATAGTCAACATAAATTTCTTCTGGAACAGAGATTACTGATACGCCGTTTAGGGTCATGCCATTTGTTCTTTCGGACTGACCAACCTGAATTGGCAAGCACCATTGTCGTGCAAGCGCGCGAGCCGATTCAATATCTCCATCAGTCGGACAAAAAACTATGCGTTCCATTTTAAATATCCAAAATTTTCGTAAAGTTACTGTGACCGAGTTGATTGGCGGCATTGCCCGTATCGCGACTAATTATTATAATTCCCCCAGTGCTACCGGTGACGCCAGTTCCGCCAGGGTTTGCGGTGCCAGCATTTCCTGCTGCTCCGCCAGTACCACCCAAGTAGGGCGGATTGTGGGATGCCGTATGTGGGCTTGTTCCTGCAACTCCAGCATTGTGATTTGAGGCAGGATGGGTATGGTGACCAGATGGGAGATTGGATGCATTTAGATTTGATGCATTTACGGTGCTATTTTTATTGGAATTAAAGGTTGGTGCCGCTGGTCCACCAGTCCATGGACCAATATTCGCTGGGTCAGTACCCGCAGGATGTGAATGGTATCCCGAGTTGTGTTGTTGATTTGATGCATTAACTGTTGCATTATGGTTTGAGAATGGTCTTGCTGCCCCAGCAGCATGTGAACCAGTGTGGTGCCCAGATGGGTGTGGGTGATGTCCGTGCCCCGAATTATGATTTCCTTCGTGGTGACTAGATGGATGATGATGGTATCCGTGCCCGGCATTATGGTTCTTGCTTGGGTTCACTGTCGCATTGTGGTTTGAGAAGTTTCTTGGCCCATTTGATGGGTGCGAGCCATGCGTATTGCCAGCAGGATGATGATTAGCATTGCTTGTGGCATTGTGATTAGACCAATACACATGGGTATTTGGGTTGTGTGCACTGTGATGTCCGCCAGACGGATGAAAGTGTGAACCATTACCAGCATTGTGGTGTGTTGGATTGTGGTATGGGTTCGCATTGTGGGGCGCGACCACCAATAAGGAGTCCCCAGGATGATGGTATGTCCCAGCATTATGATGGGTTGGGTTATGTGTTTGTGGGTTATAGGTGCTTGTATGCGTTTTTCCTGGTGTCGGGGATAACGGACCGTTGACATTGTGCGCCACAGCAAGTGCATCAGAGGGGTGTGTCCCTGCATTGATGGATGCAGGAAGGTTGGGTGCTGAAGTTCCTGGATTACCTGCATTTCCAGCAACTGAGGGATTGCCCGAACTTCCGGCAACGCCCTGACTGACAATCGTTCCAGAACCGGCGACTGTCCGTGCGATAATAATTACCAAACCGCCACCCAGGCCCCCAGCGCCACCCGTACCAGCAGTTGCGGCATTCCCCGGGTTTCCTGGGTTTCCAGCGCCACCTGGCGCGCCAATATTTGCTCCCGGTGCTGTTCCTGCATTGCCTGCACCACCAGCACCAGCAGGGGTAGTACTCCCCGTCGCTCCAGTAGCACCCAGCGAACCAGCAGTAAATTTGCTAACTGTTCCGCTAGAATTTACAAACCACCCGGCAATGGCATCATCAATATCATGAACTTCTGTAGAGGAAATACTGAAATTGCTTGTTCCCCATGCATTGAGCGGGTTTAGGGAAGTTCCACGCCCGGCAATGGTTCCACTTCCATCAGAAACGTTATGGGCTGCACCGCTTGGAAAACCTATTGTTCCGTTATTTGTAAGCGTGCCATTAACAAAAATACGAAATCCATTCGTAAAAAGTGTCGCACCACTCTCGACGGTAAGATTCGTAAAATATTTATCCGCCGTAAGGTAAACCGTTGTGCCATTGGCAATAACAGATGCACCGTCAATGCCACTACCAAAAATGGAATCAGACGGTTGTTCTTTGGTTCTGTTGAGTCTGCGGAATCTATTGCCCATGATTATGCAACTTGAGAGTATATGACAGTACCACTTGCCGCCGATGGGCTGCCCCCGCCACCAGTAACATCCGTTGATATTGATGAGTTGAGCGTTGCTGCGGAGGAAATAACTATAATGACCCCACCACCCCCGCCCCCCGTGGAACCTGGGGCTTTAATGTATGCGGTTCCAGAAGAAACTATAATAAATCGTGCAGCAAGTATTACGACACCGCCACCCGTTCCAGTTGCACCACCAGCACCACCACGAAGAAATGTTGGTGTCGTGGAAGAGCCAGTTATGGAAAAGCCGCGAACTGCTTGAAGTGGTTGATAGTAATAATTTGTTCCACCCGTTAGTGCGGTTGGGGCAGTAGCGGTGCCCGCACCAGAGCCACCACCATTACCACCAAGGCTATGAGTAACGCTAGATAGTGCTGCCGCCCCTTGCTGTATTGAGCCTGCAGTTGTAAAGCCAGACGTAAACCCAATTGTTGACCCAGAACCGAACGTAAGAGTGTTTTGTACAAAAATTCTATATCCGGCTGGATTGAGTCGCACATTATCGCCTAGCGTTATATTGAAGCAAAAAATATCCCTAGTCATTGTATAGACTGATGACGATGGCGCCATTGATAAAACAGTACTTGAGCCATCCAGGGAAATGGTTCCATCGGCAGCAGAGCCATATATCGGATTTGGTACATCAACAAGATTTGAAAGTGCAAGAATATCCGACGAAACAGAAGAACTTCCACTAACAAAACTAATACCAGTTGTGGTGTTATTGACGCGGATAAACTTTCCCATTACAATCAGTATTCCTCGTATCCGTTCAGAATATAGTTAACTGTTGTTGCCGAACTCGCGGAACCAAGTATTTGGTCAGATGTTGTAGCACTCGCTGACCCACTTCCATCATTGGTTAAAACTAATGATGTTGAAAGTGTTACTGTTTCGTTCGCAGCAAGGGAAAATGAATTAAGAAAATTGTTAGATGTTGCGACGGCAACATTTTTTACCTTTAGCGACATTGTTACCGTTACCGCACTTCCTGATGTGTTGCAAAGAACAATTTCCTTAATAACACCAGTTGTCCCAGCGGAACTTGAATTTGGTACTGTATAAATTGTTGAGTTCGCAGTGCTTGATAGTTGTGCTGGTCCTGCCAATCTTTTTACTGAAATTGCCATTAGATAACCTCCATTATGAATCTACGGTTATCCGCTAATTCACGTTTTATTTCATTTGAGTTCGTTTTGTATGTCGAAACATTGGTTGCATCTTGTGAGTCTTGCGCAGTTTCTTGACCCGCGCTAAAATTGGCCGTTGTTTCAGTTCCGGTAGTTCCATCGTATGTATAAAGTACTCGAGGCATAAAGTTCTCCTATTAGTTTGTGTAACCGTAGAGTTTCCACGTTCCCGAAAGATTTACGGTGCTTGCGCCCAATCTGAAATCGTTAAGTTGTATTCCATCATATGCAGTGGCAGTGGTGTGCTGTACGGCAGACGTGTAGTTACCGAACGCAGATGCGCAGTGTGCTGAAATAATCGTTCTGTCGGCAACATTTGGACGCGTTATGTCCATAACTATATGAACGTCAGAGTTTGACAAAACTCCGCACACCCCAATGCTTGAGTTTTGTCCAGTGTAGTTGTCAGCGCTTCCGCCAAATGTAAGGCCTTGAACTGCGTAGTAGTACGAAGTTGTTGCCGCAGTACTTCCAGAAAGCATATTTATGTAGAAAAGGTACAAATCTGCGCTTGCCGCTTGTAGGTTGCTTAAAACAAGACGGTAGTTGTCGTAGGTTGCAGAAAAGATTGACTGCAAATTGACAACCGTTGCCCCAGAGAAAGTGCCGCTTGATACATAAACAAGGCCAATATCTCCAGTTGTAGCGACTGTTCCAGTTTTATTTGGCAGGGTAAGAGTTCTATCAGCAGTCAGTGTTGTGGGAGTAAGGGTTACTTCATAAGTACCTGTCCCACCAGCACGACCAGCAAGGGCAACGCCATCTTGGGTTGCCGCCACACGCACTGTTGCAGTACCGATAACATCCAGCGCTGATGCTGGTGACGTCGTGCCAATGCCTACACGATTATTAGTTGCATCAACATAAAGAGTATTCGTATCAACGGTAAGTCCTGCTGCTGTTAAGCGTGTTCCGTCAAATGTAAGATTTGCGCTACCAGCGGGGTTATTGGAGCCATCCTTGTAAACAACCTGGTTTGCAGAGCCAGCAACAGGACCTGTGGCACCCTGTGCGCCTTGTGCGCCAGTTGCTCCCTGTGGACCTTGCGTACCTTGAGGACCCGTCGCCCCTTGTGCGCCAGTTGCACCCTGTGGACCCTGTGTTCCTTGTGGGCCTGTCGCACCTTGGGGACCCTGGGGACCTGTGGCACCCTGAGGTCCAGTGGCACCCTGCGCGCCAGTGGCACCCTGCGCGCCAGTGGCACCCTGAGGTCCAGTGGCACCCTGAGGACCCTGTACTCCAGCAAGAAGGTTGGTGCTTGCTGCAGCACCACCGCCAGTTATGTCTATGTAAAAGCCTCTTGCCGAACCACCTTGCTCAAAAAACCTTAGTTTGTTTTGATAGGCATCAATAGTGATACCACCATCAAGGGTTGTATTTGTTGACGGTTTGGCAAGGAAAAATTCTCCGCCTTCGTCACCAGAAGATGCAGTTGATTGAACCTTGCCACCAACAGATAGGTCTGTTCCGTTGTATGTGAATGAAGAACTACCAGCGGGGTTATTTGAGCCGTCTTTATATACGACTTGGTTTGCTGAACCAGCAACAGGACCAGTAGCGCCCTGTGCCCCCTGTGCTCCCTGAGCACCGGTTGCGCCTTGGGGTCCTTGCGCGCCCGTGGCGCCGGTAGCACCCTGTGGACCAGCATCCCCTTGTGGGCCGGTTGCACCTTGTGCCCCAGTTGCGCCTTGTGCTCCAGTCGCACCCTGCGGTCCCTGAGGACCGACATCTCCTTGTGCTCCCGTCGCCCCTTGTGGACCAGTTGCTCCCTGCGGACCTGTAGCCCCAGTTGCTCCCTGTGGACCTGCATCTCCTTGTGGTCCCTGAGGTCCTGTCGCACCCTGCGCACCCGTTGCGCCAGTAGCGCCTTGCGCCCCTTGGGGACCTGTTGCTCCCTGGGGTCCCTGTGGACCTTCAGCACCAGTTGCACCCTGAGCACCAGTTGCACCCTGAGGTCCAGTCGCGCCCTGGGGTCCGGTCGCCCCCTGGGCACCCTGTGCACCGGTCGCACCCTGCGGACCGATGTCGCCTTGAGGTCCTTGTGCTCCCGTAGCACCACTCGCCCCCTGAGCGCCAATGTCTCCCTGTGGACCCTGAGCACCAGTCGCGCCTTGCGCACCAGTCGCACCCTGTGGTCCCTGTGCTCCAGTTGCTCCCTGTGCGCCAACGTCTCCAGTCCGTGCAAATGTGATGATGACATCATCATTATTGGAAAATGGGGTTGTGCTTGACCCAGTTACATAAGACGAGACAACCCTAAAGAATCCAGTTTCCTCACTGATTGAAGAAATTGTGAAAAGTGCAAAGGCAGAAGAATCTGCTTTCTTTGATACCCTGAAGTGACCCTTGATGGTGCTTGTTGAGTCATCGATGGTTCGTAAATATGACTGAATATCCGTTGAATTGTCATCTACATCGTCAATGACGAGTTCGGTTGACAGGTTCAGTGATGCATTATCAAACTTAAGTTTCCCAGTACCGGGGTCTGTCTGGGCGGTATTGGAATCAAAGGTGTAGTCGAATGTAACTCCACCAAAGTTTCCTTGTACACCCTGGGGACCCTGAGTACCTTGAGCGCCCTGAGCACCGGTTGCTCCTTGTGGTCCTTGTGCACCGGCATCGCCAGTTGCTCCTTGTGGGCCGGTCGCACCTTGCGCTCCCTGTGCGCCCGTAGCACCCTGTGCGCCCGTTGCACCCTGAGGACCAACATCGCCCTGCGGACCTTGGGGTCCTGTAGCACCCTGAGAGCCTGTAGCGCCCTGGGGTCCTGTGGCGCCTTGTGGACCTTGCGCTCCCGTCGCACCGGCAGCGCCCTGTGCGCCAGTATCTCCTTGTGGACCAGTTGCGCCCTGTGGACCCTGCGGTCCCTCTGCTCCTGTCGCACCCTGAGGTCCTGTCGCACCCTGCGCTCCGGTAGCGCCCTGAGGACCCTGAGGTCCGGTGTCACCAGTCGCCCCCTGTGGACCCGTGGCACCCTGAGCGCCTTGCGCACCAGTAGCCCCTTGCGCGCCTGTTGCCCCTTGTGGACCTTGAGGTCCAGTTGAACCCTGTGGACCCGTCTCTCCCTGTGGGCCGATTGAACCCTGCGGACCCTGAGCACCAGTTGCGCCAGTATCACCCTGCGCTCCTTGGGGACCCTGCGGACCAGTTGCTCCCTGTGGTCCTTGTGCACCGGTATCACCCTGTGGTCCCTGGGTGCCCTGAGGTCCGATATCGCCCTGTGGTCCCTGTGCTCCCGTTGCGCCTTGAGAACCCGTGTTGCCTTGAGGGCCTTGTGCTCCCTGAGGTCCTTGAGCGCCTTGTGCGCCCTGTGCTCCCTGAGGTCCTGTTTCGCCAACTAAGTTAGATGCGATTGTTGTAATAATATTTGTCTGCGTATTGCCACGCATTTCTATTGTGAGATTTTTTGCAGATGTAGTTGAATTTGCATATACAACTATTTTTATTCTGCTAGAAAGACTAGCCAGCGTATACGACTCAATGTACGCAGTATGAATGTATACATCCTGGGTTGTTCCAATGGGCGTGCCATTAGCAACGGTACCGTTGTAAATCGTTCCCACAACAGTTGTGCCATCAGAGGCAACTTCTAGAATATCAAACCAATAAAGTAGGTCGCCACCGCCAGATGAACGGAACGCATAAAGGCTCATTGCCCACAAACCAGGAATAATCACCGTGGATAGCAAGTCGTCTGGTTCTGTTACAAATTCAGCGATTGCTATGTCTGTGCTGGAAATAGTGTTTGTAACTATTGTTGTTTGGGTATTTGTGTTTGGTATTAAAAGCAGTGTTGTTTGTGGGGCGGCAAACGGAACAGTCTGCGTAATATTTGCACTATCAAGATACAAAACGCTTCCCGAGGAAATGCCATTGACACCTTCGGTCCCCTGTGGGCCCTGTGCACCCTGTGCGCCCGTTGCACCTTGTGGACCCTGTGTCCCCTGAGGGCCAGTTGCCCCCTGTGCTCCAGTCGCACCCTGTGGACCCTGTGCACCCTGCGCCCCCTGTGCCCCCTGAGGACCAGTTGCTGTAGTAGGAACAAATTTTGTTCCGTCATAAACAAGAGCCTGTGCACTCGTCGCCCCCGAGGTATCAATCTCTATTCCATCAACGAAAAGTGCCGATGCCTTGAATGTGTCATCAGTTTTTAAGACGTTCGCTTCATCACGATATAGATTTGTGTCCAACGAACCATCGCCAGGGCCCCATACAAGGCGACCGCCAGCCTCTATTTTGAGGCGAGCATAAGTATCCGCATCAACGTAGACCGTTATGGCGTCAGAACCAGCAGATGATAACTGCTTGACTGTAATGGGGACTGTAAATTTCTGCGCCACGACCTCAATCGCCCTACGTTAAGTGACCCCTCGAGGTCAGTGATTTGTTATCCAGTTACAACAATCTTGTAGTCACCGAGAGAAATAGTGCCATTGAGAACAACTGTCACCTGGTTTGTATTGTCGCGTGTAATATCACCATAAACAGTCGCGCCGGTTGCTACCTCAAATATCTGAACAATAACGCTAGTGGTTCCAAGGTTGTGCACCACCGTAGTACTCGACACGCCAGCACTTGACGCCGCACAGCCCTGAGAGGCAATACGAGCCAGGGTTGGAGTGCTGGTAGTTAGACCACTTGCTGATGTTTCTGCAAGATTATTTCTTGCGTTAGCGGCAGTGCTGGCGCCAGTACCACCGTCTGCAATTGCGACATCGGTGCCATTCCAGACACCGCTAGTAATTGTGCCAACAGTCGTAATGCTGTCATCACCGGTATATGTACCTCCGGCAACAGCAGCAAGAGTTGAGTTATAGGCCTGGACATCGGTCCCAATTGCTAGACCGAGCGTCGTACGCATGTCAGAATAACTAGCGTCATCCAACAATCCTCGCGCCTGGGAAGTAAGGTCAGTGAGGGCTGCCGTGCCAGAGCCAGTGAAGTACGGCAGTTTATTCGCCGCTGATGTCAGACCAGCAAGTGCTGCTAGTTCAGCGTCATACGCCTGAACATCAGTGCCGATAGCAAGTCCAAGGTTTGTTCTCGCAGTTGCCGCATCGGTAGCCCCAGTACCACCGTAGGCAACTGCAATTGCAGTTGCATTCCATGTCCCAGTAGTGACAGTGCCCAGAGTAGTAATGCTGGATTGACCAGCATACGTTGCCGAGATTTGGACAGTATCAGCATTGACGGTAATGCCAGTTCCAGCGCCGACATTTATAGTATTGCCACTCTTTGAGAGACCATCACCAGCAGCAATCTGGCCAGCGCCAGAGAATTGGGCAAATACAAGACCAGTTGTACCAAGTGTGATTGTGTCGTTTGTCGTCAGGACCCAACCGCTATCGCCGTTCACTGTACCTTCAGCAACGAAGGTGAACATGCCAGCAGTAACTTCAGCGCTTGAATCAGCGTCAGTCGCCCTATCTGGCGCACCAGATGCCTTGACGACATAGATGCCGTTTTCGGAAGCGGTATCCTGGTTCTTGACGAGGACTCGGTCACCGGTAGCGAGCGTTACGCCATCAACCGTATCGCCGTTTTCTAGGTCGGATGAGAGCGTTAGCGCTGCCGTGGTGGCGACACGAACGGATTGTTTGACATCTAGTCCAGAACGTACGCCGTCGACGTAGCCCTTTGTTGCGGCATGTGCGGCATCGGTCGGTTCAGCAACTTTGATATTGCCACTCGCATCACGTTTTACCAGTTTGCTGGCGGTAGCATCCGATGTTGCACTATCAAGTAAGTTCCAGAATGTTGATGACAGAAGACCAGCACTGTCGGTATCCGCAAGATTTAGAGTGAGCGTAACCGTTCCGTTAGACTCACTAACTGTTAATGCATCAGTATATGAGCCACCGGCAGATACGGTATGCGATAACGAACGCCATGCACCATTTGCGTATACCTTAATAGTGTCTGTGGTGCTATTGTAAATCAGACGACCTTCGAAGTTTCCACTTCCCGGGTCGCTCGCAAGTACCTCAAAAGTTGCATTGACAATTTGGTTCTGATTGAGGTCAATATTTGTGAGGAACTTTTGCGCCATTGTGAATGTCCTTTAGGTCAAGTATGCGTAGCCGGAGAACGCCGCACTAAAAAGTATCCGAATTTCGGTATTTGATAAATATTGTATCTCACCATAGACAACCGTACCTGCAGAATCCACGATAGTTACTTGTGGACGACCACCAAGGGAATGGCTTATCGTCCAGGTGGAAGAGGCAGAACCTTGACTATGCACATATCTTTTAGTTGAACCCTGTGCAATCGAACCAGTTGTGACGGTTACGTTATTTACAACAGTTCTTACTGTTACCAGATTTTGGTCATCTTGATTTACGGTTACAGTATTCGGAGAATCTTGCTGTATATTGACAGTATTGGGAACACCGCTCATCTCGTGACCTCTGGCAGTAGGGTAAATGCTCCCTTAATTAGTTTTGATACCTCGCCAGAATCACTTATTACTTCTAGGTCGTATACACCGCTTGTTTCAAGTGCTGCGGTTTCAGCATCTGTCATATAAACAGTGAGTTCTCCATTTTCCTCATCAGTAAATGTGATGCCGCCATTTTCCGTTGTTAGTTCAATCATGGCAACAGATGACTCAATTGTTCTGCGAATTTGCATTCTTGCCGTGTAGTCAGTAAAATCAAACGGCAGCATAGTGCTTTCATCCGTTGGGTCTGGATATTCGACAGTAATAATACGACTAAATGTCGAGCCCTGTTCGCACGTAATGTTATAAATTCCTGCAAGCATGGGTTACTCTCCTCTAATGCCTACAACATTGTAGATGAGGGAAGTATCTGCTGGTAGGAGTATCAGAGAATAGAGCCGGAATCCTTATTGGGGCCGACCTTCTTGAGTCCGAAAGCAGCAGCGACAATGGCAACTGCGGCTACGGCGCCAACCTTTAAATTTTCGGCATTAGTCAGGGCATCAAAGTCCGAACCTGCCTCAACCCACACGCCAAGGTATGCAGCAATAAATGCTGCTACCGCACGCTCAACTGTATCTTTGATAAATTTTATTGACATACCAACCTCCCGGTATCCCAATTCTACTACATCACGCTCAGTCCGGCATCCATGTAGAGCCGGATAAGTGGGTCGCGAATGGCGGCAACGGCAGTTGTTACATACGTTTCAGTGGCAATATTTACCCAAGCAGAACCATTCCATACCTGGAACGTATTGGGTGTAGTTAAGTAGACGGCACGACCAGCAAAAAGCCCACCAGCGCCATCAGTGGTACCGAGAGCAGTGTTTCTAGCGCTTGCATCAACAAAAACCAAAACACCTTGCATGAGGTAAGCGTCAATATCTCCCTCAGATAATATGTTTCCCGTTTGGAAATCCTTATATCCACTTAATGGCATATTTACCCCAGTCGTCCTGTGCCAATTATACTTGTTCCAATGATAAATGTATCAAACGCACTAAGTGCCTCATGGGTGACACTAAAACCCATTGGCTTAATTATTGATAAAGCATTTGTTATAACTTCAGATGTTGTAATTTCACTGGAAGTATAATAAATGCCCGGTGTCTCATCTCGTAGTGTGTAAACAATAAATTCAAACGGTGGGTCTAGGACAATAAGCACCTGTTTCTCGCCAATCAAATACCTCTTGACCGTCTCTTCAATGGACTCAAGAGAGCCAGCCTTGTAGCCAAAGTATTTATTCAAAAGTTGCCACTTCTTGAAATCGTCTTCGTCGTCCCAGGCAAATGGTTTTTCTGTAGCAGTAAACTCAAGTGCATCGGTACCCGCGAGACCGCCCTCATCAAGGGTAAACATCGTCTCGGTATTCGCTGTTCCAGAACCCCAGACGTATGCACGGAAACCAGTAGACAATGGTATTCCTGCCGCCATATTTGTTATGCGCACTGGCGTAGCGGCAACTTGGTATATCCCATTCTCGCTTGCTGTTGTCTGATTCTTAACAAGCACATAGTCGCCAGTTGCTAGCGATATGCCATCAATTGTGTCTGCGTTATTGAGAGCCGTAGAGATGGTTATATTTTCAGTAGTTGCTAATTTTGCCGCCAATTGTTTAACTGAAAAATTAATGAAGTCCTCACCTGTAATTGCCCAAGGCGAATTGTCGTCATTGTATCCGTCAAAGTAATCACCAACTGTAGATGATTGTTCAACCATGCATGCATCAGCAAGTGTGATATTTGATGTGCTGGGATTGTTGTACTGAGGATAAATGAATAGGTCAGCGGAAACCGTACCTGCTGGTGCCGTTCCGGTAATAGTGAATCGTTGCCAGTCGCCGCCAACTGTTAGAGTTACCGGAGTTCCAACCGTCTCACTAATCACGCTACTTGAAGAATTTATCCATCGTAAGGAAATAAGATGTTGGCGATTATTTCCGGCAGTATTTTTTAGATACACGCTACCGCTATACGTTAAACCCGCTATTGCGGTCCAGTTTGTCGTCTGACCAGCCCGAGCAGATGTGTCGGTTCCATCCGTACTGGTAATTTGCAGTGAAGCACTGCCAGTATAGGCATCAGTTGTGGTGCGCGCCAAACTTACATTGGCAGTATTCCAACCAGTCGTTGCTGTCTCAAATGATGGATTATCTATCAAATTACCGCGACCTGAAATTATTGATGTACTTGCATGCGCTGTTCCGGTCCACCGTGAATTGGGGTTCGTGCTGCCATCAAAATATGTACCGACAGTTGCGCTATTTTCCCCAAGAACGGCATCTATGTAAACAGATTGCCCACTGGCAGTACTCAAATCACCAGATAAGCGTGCCACCATTGTTGCCGTGCCCGCTGTACCTACGTCATAAATGACAGAACATCTAACCCATGAGCCACCAACAAGTGTTGCGCTAGTGGATGATGGTGATGATAGGGTGGCAGTTCCGGCCTCTCTGGCAAGGGATACCGTACGCCCAGCAAGGGATGATAATGGCGGAGTATACACATATAGTGAGTAGGCGAATTTTCCTGTTTCTGGAATTGTTAATGTTGTTGACCCTATATTGCTATCCGTGGTGCTACTCATTGTTGCTAGGTATGATGATGAGCCAATAAAACCAAGCAAAGCATTTCGCCCAGCACCACTCTGCGCAGCAGCCCAACCAGTTGCATTGGTTTCAAAAGATGGATTAGTAACTAAATTTGTTCTTAGTGATGTTGTGCGGCTATTAGTAACCGATGTAGATGTATTCGCCGTCCCCGTCCAGCCTTGAGATACAGGGGACCACATTGTCATCTTATTGACAGTTCCCTCGCGAACAAAAATCAAATCTGGATTAGTGGTATCAACTGCGCGTTTCGCAGTCGCCGACGACAAGGTGGCCGTAGCCACTTCAGTTGACTCAACGACGAATGTCGTTGTGGTTGGGACGGAGTAAATTATATACTCGCCATTATGGCCAGATGGTGTAACGCCAGTAATGACAACTGTATCACCGGCAGAAAAACCATGTGCTGCACTCGTGGTAATTCGCGAGTAGCCAAGCGACGGCGTTACTGGAGACAGTGATGCAATGCTTGCTGACGATGCAGGCATACCACTCCAGCGCGCTGGGCTTGAACTAACAATATAAATACCGTTCTCGCTAGCGATTGTCTGATTTTTTACTAATACTCGGTCATTGTCAGCAAGCGTCACGCCATCTAGTGAATCACCGCTATTGAGCGCTGAAGAAATAGTTATATTTGCCGTAGTTGCACATCTGACTTTTATAGTCGCCCCATGGTCGGCTGCTTTGTTTGAGGAGATTGTTGAGTACGAACGTGTTTGGCCAATAAACTGAATGAGCCAGTCATAGTATTTGGGTAACGCAATATCTGGGTCAACTAAGTAACTCTTATTATAGGAATCATCAGTATCCACAAATCCAGGTTGCTCCGTTGGGTCAGAACGAGCAATTAGTGAATATTTGTCCATTACATCCTCGACGCTGGCACTCACCGAGTGAAGAAGGCGAGCCATGGGCCAAACAGGACTGCTTACTTCGTCAATTTCACGAAAGACCTGCGGTGTTGTCTCCAGTGACATGCGTGTAGCCCATGATGTAAATATGCGATTCATGTCAGCAATAACCGGAATAGTTACGAAGATTGCATTGCCATCATGGCCAGAAAACGAAAAACCTAATGAAGCAGTTAGATTTTCGCCAGAATATTCTTGGAATGGCTGAGATATTTCGTCTGAATTTGGGCTTGATTTGTGCGAATACGATGCTGTTGGCTTGACGTATCCAACAGCGCTATTTGACACCGTAAACATTCGTGGCGTTGCATACTGAACCGTAGCGGGTGTTGACGTATAGTTGAACGAAGAATTACCGGTATTGAAAATTAATACCGAATCACCAACCGAGTAGGAGTTAATCGCGTTATATGTTATGTATGAGCCGTTTCCATAGGCACTAGTTATTGTTGCTGACTTATTTTTATTGACAACAATTAAGCCTGAACGAACTGCGGTTTGAATACCGGGGTTAACGTTTGTTGTATGCGATGATGATTCGCTTCTTCCTGAAGTATCAGAACGAACACTAACCGTTGTGTTGACCGCAAAGGAACTGGAGCACTTAACAAGAGCATGACCAACAATATTCATGTTGTTCAAATTGCTTATGTTTACTCCACCAATTACAACATTATCAAGTTCAAAAGAAACTGCGTTTGTATTATTCGGCAAAATCTTGAATACATAATACAGTGGATACTCACGATTGTCTAAAACGATTGATACTGAGGAATTTGCATTAGACCAGTCTGTTAGTGCGGCAAAATCAAACTCGTCAAATGACCGTGGTTTCTCCACGTCATCTAGCGCATAAAGGGAATTGTCTCGATTAATAAAACTATCTACGTAAGGCACTACAGTGTCTCCGCGCTCAAAGTAACCGTAATATCATCAACTGAAACACTCGGCAAAACTCCCCTGTTTAGGAAGTTGAGAGTTGACTGCGAGCCGGATGCTTCATGGAAGTAGCGATACATGGCAACACCACTAGTAACAGCAGTATTGTAGTTTGTCTCAATAGTGAAAGTTGTGTCGCTCGGTCTTGACTTCACCGCTATTGAGGCATCATCATAATCATTTGTTCCACCCAATCTCACACGCTGACCAACCACAAGACCATGTGCCGCAGAGGTGGTGATGACCGCATCTTGCCCAGCCGTATTCCCAGACGAAAGAACGGTATATGTCAAATCAGTAGAACGAAGGCGTGGTGATGAAACACTAATTTCATCATATGGGAAATACTGGGGTGACAAATATTCAGAAAGAGAAACCTTGATTGCCTCTATTGTCAGGGCCTGGCTGAAGGCGGAATCATAGGATGCGGTAACTGATATTGTTGGGGTAACTGTTTGGAAGTTGACCACTTCAATATCCAGCCCGGCCATTGATGAGTTTGCGGCAAAAGACTGAATACTAGACAACTCACTATTAGTTAGTGCCCGGCCGAATCCGTAAACGAAAATAGAAACATATCCCTTATACAATGATGATGTAACATTTCGTGATGTATCTGGCAAAAAGACCGACACACCCCTATCGGTGCTTGCGTCCATTAGGTCAAAAACCTTACACCTTGCCACATACTCAAAGTTTGACAAAATTGCAGCCTCTAACTGCTTTGCCGTTACATAGGTTGTTGAAATTGACTCTAGGAAAGTCCTAGCACTATCAAGGTATTCCGCATCCGTTAGGGCATTTGTTCCATTCGAGAAACTATCAACAACTACCGTATTGATGTCCGTATCAACGCTGAGGGGTAGTAGGGCAGTGCCAACATCAGCAATCGGTATTTCACCAAAAGCATCACACGTTAATTCAACAGTCCCCGTTGGTGTCGCCGATGCCGTGATGATGGTGTCCTCTGATGTCACAAATAGGAAATCGGTGAATGTTCCGTTCGCGGCATCTACATACCTATATCTAAACTGCGTTCCCACTGGTATCGCTGCGCCAGATGTTCCATAAAGGGTGACAGTTGCAGTAATGGTCGCCCGGGTACCAAAGTTACGTTGAAATCCGAAAAGCGAAACTATTCCCTGCATTAATCCATCAGGGACTCTGTTGATTGCATTGGTGGCTATAGCCCCCGTATAGGCCATTGACTGGAATATGGAGTCCTCAACGGTTCCGCGGCGCAGGTTGAATTCTGGCATCACGGTGCGAGCAACCTCTATCATTTGACGATAAAGGCTCGCGGTATTGACGTCATTGATTGTTAGATTAACGTACCTAGAAAAATCAGCAGGCATTATGACCGCCTAACGAAGGTGAAGGAGAATGACTGACCGTCATCGGTCTCCAGGCTCTCAATAGCAACAATTCTAACTTCTGGCACATATCGTGATGCATTAACCAGGAACTTTCCTCTATCTGCGGTATTGAATGTTGGGTCAAATACGCCAAATTCTGGATAAACCACCTGAACACCCGGTTCAAGGCGTGCAGTAATGGACAAAAGTTGCTTATAATAATCGTCGGTGCCATCAATTACCTTGTTAAAGCCATTAATATTGTACTCAATAGGCAGTTTGATTGTGTCCATTACTTCCTCCAGGGCGCAATGCAATAATACAGCATCAAGCAGCCTGCCGATTCCGCTAAGGGAATGCTAGTTGATTGATACGTCATCCTCTGGGCGCGCTGCAGATAGGGTCATCTTGAGCGATGCAATAGTTGCTTCAAGTACTGCAATCCGCTGTGCTTGCTGTGCTATCTGATTAGTCAAAGATTCAATAATCTTGTTTACATCAATCTGCGTATTGTCCATGCTCTAGAGCCTAACATGTCAGTGAGAATGGGCTGGCATCACATTATGCAAATTTTGCGATATGTCCAATCCGTTGATATTTTGGTAATATGAAAATAGATTCCAAGTTCCCACATCTCTGCCGTACCTCATGCTGGGGTATGTTCCATGTATTACTGCTTCAACTAGTGCGCGAAAATCACCATTTGAATTAAGAATGAGCCATATTTTTTCTTCTGCCAAATATGTCGCATTATTCCAGAATTCAGTATTGAACCCAGGATTTTTTAGGTAGTGCAGGGCAATCATTGCCTCAATCTCATCAATATCATCTTCATATATTTTATTACATGCTTCTTGGCTAGCCCCCTCGACTCCCGTCCACATATCTCTTGCTAATAAATTCACGCCCAGCGCAGTTGTAGTTGACGTTGCTTCCATTGGGTCAACAAAAAATGACGCATTACCATTAAAAACAACCCTGCCACAGAAATTTTGTTTTTTGTAGTAGTTATCAAAATTGAGCACCGGCATTGCATACGGCTCTAGATTATTAGAGGCAACAACCGCCATGAGTTCTTCTTTGATAGTTTCCATATCGGCCATATTGGAATTATGAACATAACCGAAGGTGCACCTATTTTGTAGCGGTATGACGAACATCCATCCATGGGGCATTGCTATGGCTTTTGTATAATCGAATTGTGGATTTCCCCACGAACAGTGAGCAACCAAGCAGCAATTAGTAATTGTATATTCAAGTTTATTATATGAGTCATCAATTGTCTGCCGACCACTACAATCAAGTATGAAATCCGCATCGATGTCATCGTGTTTTACATTTTTTTGCACAAGAGAGACGCTGCCGGTGTCGCGGATGTGTTCAAATAAAAAGTTTTGGAGCATCTCGGCGGAGAAATGAACCCCAGTCATCCCAAGGGAAAAATTATGCATGTAGTCTCCGCTGCCAGACCAACCAATTTTATTTATCCCCCTCTTAATTGTGCCCCCGACGGCGATTAGGTCTTCATAAGTAAACAGCAGACTACTATGCAGCCGCTGGGGAAGGAGTGCTGTTGTTCCTTCCCCAACCCCTGATGCTGGTGTATCTGGGTCGTAGTACCAATCTATTTCCCAGTCAGTCAAGTGAAGGAACTCGGCAACAGAAATACACCCAACAGTTCCACGACCAATAACAGCCAACTTTTTCCGTGACATGTATTCCTACTTGGCGCTCCATGGATTTACGAGTTCTTCGCCTGGTGATGAGATGAATTCAACGTTTTCCAAATCAATTTGTGCTGGGAGATTTCGCAACCACTCCCTATAGATGCGCCACTCCTCCTTAACTCCGGCAGAAAGAGGACTATCCGGCATTTGGGTCCAGTCGCTTGCAATAAGCCTGTGCTGTCTCCACCATCTCAAAAATGATGCACGTCTCGCATCATTCCATGCAAATTGGGCTTCGGAATCATTGTCCATATCTTCCTGAGATGAATACCATGAGGACGGGGGGTCAAAATCAGAAAACGCCATGTTCATCAACCTATCATGTTTTAATAATGTAGTTCAAGACGAGGTACGGCTGCATATTATTGTGTGCAGATGATGAGCCGGTGCTTCCGGATGTTCCAGTAAGGCTTGCAACGTCAACGGAATGCGTATGGCTACTTTCACTACTTGTCGTAACGCTATTATTGTCCGATACGGAACCGCTCATTGTGTGTGAGTGAGTAGACCCACCACTTGATGCACGCGCATAGTATGCAGAATCAAAACGAGTTGTTGCTCCAGAATAGAAGTCCCAGTTACTTCCTGCTGTTCCGATACGTTTTACATAATAATCAGATGCTTGCTGGTTTGTAGCAACAGTTGCTTCGTCGTGCCCATGGCCACCACCGCCGCTAGCACTTATCGTATGTCCGTGACCGTGGTTTGCCGTATGGTTGTGCGTAGAGCCACTACCACTAGTAACTGCAGCATGGTCATGATTAATTGAGTGTGTGTGTGCTCTCAATTCTGCTTCAGTTAGGGTATGTGTTTGTGAACCAGAACTATTCCCCCGTGCATTATTTGATGTAACTCTTCCGGCAGCGGTTGTAACCCCACCAGCAGACATGGTGTCTGCGGCAATCACTGTCCGTCCACGCAAATCTGGAACCCTGTTATATCCAGCAGTCTCACCTCCGGTATTGTAGGTAGTTGATAGTAGCGTTCCGAGGGTTGATGAGGCAAGAACCTGTTGCCCATTACAAAAAAGCCACCCGCTTGGTTCAGTTCCCCCTGCATATGGGACAATTGTTCCAGAAGGAATCAATGTCGCATTCTGCCATTCTGTTCCGGAATATAACAAAACCTGATTTGTTGATGGGCTACTTATGGTGACGTCACTAGCACTGTCTAGTGGTATTGAGCCATTAACCCAACCTGAGCCATCATACTTAAGTACATCATTAGTTACTGGGGTTGTAAGACTCACATCAGTAAGGGATGATAGAGCGGCAGCACCAATGCCAATGTTCACTGACTGATTAACCCTAATATCCGCAATGCTAGCGAGTCTAGATTTAACTGCATTGGTATATCCGGTATTTGTCTCATAAATTAACTTATACAGGGGTCGTATTTCAACAATTGGCAAACCAGTTAGGTCCATGTCGGCATATGAGACATCCTCTGCTTGACCAATGTTGTCACTCATGGTCTGCCCAAGAATTCCAACGACAGGCTCATTGAGGTTATTGGTTGCAACAATCCATGTTACGCCGAACTTTCCACTGGTCATGTCGGGCGTAGACCATGTTCCGCTGGACGATAGGTTGTAAGTCGCTCGCGCAGAGCCATACTTGACTGGATAGGCGGTTGCAGTATCGAGTATCCATGAGCCACCGGAGCCAGAACGATAGAAAATCGGAATGTAAGCCGGTGATTGAAGCCTTTGTTCCCAGGTGTTCGCTGTTGGGGTTGCACTGTGGGTAATATTTACCTCAAGGTCTTCATCGAAAAATGTTCCATCCTCGATGCTTATTTGCATATCGGCATTAGAACTACCCGTTCCAGCAAGTGTATACCCACTAGCACCTAGGCCATTTGCCAGCGCGGCACCACGAGTTCTATGGAGATATTCATGGGTAGCCCAATCAAGCGTTACTCCATGTCTTTCATCGGCAAAGAATTCAGCCTCTCCAGTTGCAGAGTTGTAGTAGATATAGGCTGTTGGCGTATCCTGGTCCCAGGTAAAAAAAGTTGTTTTGTATGAGAGAACACCCGCATTGCTGTAGTAAATATAGTAAAGACCTGACACCGCAGGCAAGGTGACGCTTTCTGCCGACGTCTTGGTATAACGCTTACCAACGCACCAAACATGGAAAGATTCACCAACTGGTGCAATCGTGAAGACGCGAGTTGCACTCACGAAAGACATGACACTTTCCGTCTAATGCCGAGCATTCTGACAAATACGCGAACCGTACCATCGTCGTAGACGAGGGTTATTTTTCCTTCAAATATTCCACCTGGCTCGTGGCTCGTATTAGCACTACCAGATTTACTTGCGCGCGGATTAAGTGCCATGATTAGTTAGCCACATCCATCTGCATATAGGTTCCGAAAGGACCGATTGGAATGTCAGTAATATATTTATCTTCACGTTCTGGCTTCCGAAATGAAACCTGGACAGGGTTTGTTGACATGTGCTCAAACGACACATCGGTAATAATGTAAAAATCTTCAAACGTCGGTATACCAGCGACATATATTGTCATACCAGGGCGTAAAACCATTGCATTATGCCTATCAAGGGAAATAGAGCCATTTACTTGATAAACATCACTGTCCGAGCGTCGAAATGTTGGCATTTGCATTGGCGTGAGTAGTCGTGCGTAATCCAGTTTCTGGTTGATTCCGCCAACAGTGACAATATCTTGCTCACCAATACTGAACCTACCTAGTGCTGGCCACTCAACGTACCAAGAATTCATTTTGCGACGAACTGGTATATTGGTTTTTTCGTCAATAACAAATGCGTCCATCTGCTCTGGTCCCCAAAGACCAAACAGATGACGCATTGAAGCAAAAAATAGAACTCCATCTGATTCAAATAAAGAAAATTTAGCCTCGCTTGCTAGGTTGCTTAAAACATCCCATGTGGAGTCTGCTCGTCTATCATTACTTGCTTTATTGATTTTGACGTTTCCCTTGGGTGATTTTTCTATATAAAAACTAAGGTCGTTCTGAAGTGCGACTTCTTGCACAAAAACCTCAGGAGATTTCTCTTTTATGGCACCTGGATTACGGTCACGCTTCATCTCCATGATTGGTTTTGGCCTGAGTTCAAGTGTGATTGATGGAGATGAGCCCTGACCGGGGCCGACACTTAGTGATGCTACCTCATAAACAAAACGCTTATAGGCGAATTCGACAGTTCCAAGATTCCCAGTAGGTGGAGCCGTAACGGACGTCTGGGTATTCGTTGTCTCAGAGGCTGCCCCACTTAAATTTGCCTCAAGAGGCAACTCCGTACGTCGCTCCGACTTATAGAGAAATAGGCGCCCGATATTGAAATAGTTATTCTCAAGCATCTGCATATTGACGTCAAATAATTGAACAGACAACTGCGGACTCATATCCATTGAGTAACTTACGCTAATTGATTGAACTGCCCTAGCAATGTGACCAACTGCTTCTGCGCCCAGGTCAATAATTCCTAATTGGAAAGAACGGTCTTTCGTGGAACCAAAATATGCAGCATCACGAACAGTTGTCCCATATTCGGATTGAATCTCGTTTGTAATCTCTTCAGCCATGACCGTACATTCTACGTATTGTCGTTGGGGATGTATGAGTTATATGCTCTATCGGGTGATGCCATAATGTCAGTTATAAACTCATACCTTTGGCTGTTGGGGCCCCCAGGCGGCTTCTTTGTTGTCGTTGGTAGGCCTGGAGTTACAATTGGTGGCAAGGCAATAATTCCAACCGTCTCAACAGGTATTTCGGTGAGCGTAATTTCGCACTGAGCAACAGAAATCATGGATAACATAGATGCTGACTTAAGCCCATTCGCATCTGCTCCCCCTACTGCCTGTTGTGATGTGCGGCGTGTTGCCGTCACACTAAAATCTGAGATGACAAACTCCATATTTGGTTGTGTTGTCCGCACTCGTTCATCTGGTTCCCCGGAGATTTGGGAGGGTTTTTTAACGTATACATCAGTTCCTCTTATGGATTTTTCTCCACGCCGCAACTGAAAGGTGAGCATATCGTCGAAATTTACAAGGGTCACTGGGGTTTTGCGTTGTGCCATTCTGCGCAACTTCTCTATCTCTGCATCAACGGGAATGTCAAGGCCATCTGGAACAATTGCACCGCCTGGCTCTGTTCTGTCTGCTGCGACTACGAAAGAGAATGAAACCTTCATAAGTTGCCAACTAGCCCAATCAACAAATGGAATATCTTCTGCTCTTGGAACCTCAACCCAGTTGCCAGAAAGTCCGCTATATTTGATTCCCTGAGGTATGTATCTGAATATGAATATTTCAGTGGCAGATTTGTCGTCATCGGTTTGATATCTCTGCACCATCTGCGGACGTTCCGTACTTCCCACCCCGCGACCGGCATATCCCTTGGGCATTCTTGTCGTAATAGTTACTGCCGGTACGGGGAGATTTGGGGTTGCTGGTGTTCCGCTGCTTCTTCCACGAGACCCTTGGCCGGAACCGCCACCCGAGCCACCGAAATTGACGGGCTGGTTAACCAGGGAAGCCGAACTAGTCCAATATCCCAAATCATACTGACTAATCTCGCCAGGTGGTGCTGGATAGAATCCATTCACCCAGTCAAATCCCTGTGCTTCTAGTTCATTTGAAGTAATGTTAAACTTTTGCTGAATTTCATACTTATAAGCCTCTATTTCGCCCTCAGTCCTGTATGGCAGGCCAAGTTTGCGAGGCTCATATCTGTCTGCTGTGCCACGCATTTCGTCATAAGCAACAAAGTATTCCATGCCAGTGGTTTCTTTAAATTTCCCGCCCCTGCGAATATAGGCATTTGAGGCATCCTCTTTATTTATTCCCGTGCCCGTCTTTACCCATAACTGCACTCCGGTTGGTGTTGCGCCTTGACCTTGTATGAGTACGAGACCAATCCAACCGGTTCTTGTGAACATACTTTCACTGATAGCGGCTGACCGTGGATATTGCGGAGGTATTTTGTATGGATTAAAGGGAAAAATTTCACCAGTTTTATAATTCTTCCAAGAATAACCACCACCATAATTTGGGTTAACAACTTTTACAATTAGGTCAGTTGGTTTTATGCCCGCTTTTTTTGCCCTTTCGGTCAATACGGGTGTTGACAAGGCGGTCAAGGCTGGGTTTTTACCTTCGGTTCCCCGTACGGCACCCTGGGGGAATGGGTCTCTACGTATAACGAATCCCCGCGGCCACTGCAGGGCGGTCCTGATTGTCATCGTCGCTCCTCGTTACTTTTATTAACCATAGCCATTTTGGACATGACGGCATCTGCAATTTCATTTGCATTTGTCCCCGTAATGTAGAAGTTGTTTGTATTAGATACAGAAGTTCCACGTCCTCCGCTAGAAACTGAAGCAGAAGTTGCAGATACGGCAGTCATTGAGTCTCCAATACCTCCAGATTGCGGTGGGACGACATGGAGGTGTCGTGAGTCTCCCTTGCCGTGGAATTCAGCAAGACCACCAGCGGCAGTCATCTTGTCACGATAGGAAACAAGGTTATCTCCCACCATATCTAGCGCCCTGCACGTTACGTGGTCAGACTTCAGTGAGCCGAGGGCAAAATTCCTATATCCAGATGTAATTGTGCGGCGACCTGGAATTCCAGAATTTATTGCAGAGTGGTTGGATAGCGTTCTGCCCATTGAAGATGTCAGCGAGTCGCCAATTCCACCAAATGGCGAACGTCTGTCACCCTCTCCTAATTCTGTAATAATAAGTCCACTTGCTTCCTGGAATGTCATTGTAGAATTTTTGAAAAGTTCCGCAGCATCCTTCATTGCGGTTGCCGCCTCAAGTTGCGGCTCAATATAGGTGCTGGCTTCAATACCAGTTACTCCAGTACTTCTTTGCAATATATCTAGTATTGCTTTCTGCACACCAGGGTCCGCCAGGTTCGCATTTTCAACTTGGCCAAAAATTTGTTGTTGAGTTTGTGCATCCATGCCATATATAGCCTTAGCCATTGCGCCAACATCGCCACCAAGTTCAAACCCAGATTCAAGGAAATTGCTTCTGAGGAATTCTTCAATATTTTTAGTTCCGCCCGCTTCTCCGGCTCCAATGACTTTACCGAGTTCATCTCCAACAAGTGAATAAATTAGTGATTCTTGCCCCTGCAGTGCTCCACCTTCTTGACTGAATGCAGTTCCACCACGTCCGAATAGTTTATTGAATTCCTGGTCGGCGAGCATCGTGTCGCCACCATACTGAGCAATGAGGTTTTGTCTAAAATTCTCAAAATAGGTAAGGAGACCCGTATCCAAACTATCTTGGGCGGCAGCATCAAAGATATTTCCCTTTAGGAATTCATCAATTTGACCACGAACGGCAAATGACTCTTCATTGAGAGCATTTTTCCCCTCTTTTGCTTCTCTTGACTTGCGGAATACGTCAGTACCCGTTGCGAATACATCAGCAGCAGCGTTCCGCAATTCCTGGGATGTGTTCACCATTGCCTCGGCGAGTTTCATTATTTGTTCACGCGTAGTCTGAGCACTGTCATGCAAGTTGACGCCCGCTGCATCGGCTAGTTTCCTGATTTCCATTTCGGTTTTTCCAAGCGAGGAAGCAATACTCCCTGCTCGCTGGTCTCCGAACTGTGTTACTAAGTCAAATGCTTGAGCCTGAACTTCATTAATTTCTCTTTGTGCAGCAATGAATGCATCCGGGTTCTTCATTGCCTCCTTATACGCCTCGTCGCTCAGAGAACCAAATATGCCAGTACCAGTCATTTTTTGCTTTTTGGCCATATCCTTCAAAGCATCACTATCCATGATGTCGTAGCCACCAAGGTCCAGGCGTGCAAGTTCCTTTGCCGTTGTGGCGCCTTTTTCGCCCACGTATGCTGGAGCGCCAGTTCCTGCCCCAATTTCCAGTGCGCGCTTACCCCGCCTATTGAGGGTTCCCATAATTATTGCATCTAGTTGATTTTGCCTATCCTGGAATTGATTCTTGCGAGTTTGACGCATATTTTTTAGGGCGTCTTTAGTGAGTGTCCCCCTCTGCAACATCTCGCCCATTTTCTTCGTATACGAACCAACAACACCTTCCATAAAGTCTTGCGATTGCTTCTTTGCCTCAGCAATGGCTTCCTTCTTTTTGCGCTTTGTGGCCCCACGAATACCCATAATCGCGCCGCCAATAACACCAACAGCAAGACCCGCTAATGGGTTTACCATTGCAATCGATGAACCAAGTGCTAATGCGCCCTGCGATTCTTTTGGCATAACATTAGATAGCAAACCAAGACCGAGGCTTGCTCCCATTCCTGCGGCCATTGAGTTATTGATGCCCTTCTTCATGACTGGATTATCTTTGGTGCCGACATTTCCGCCGAATATCATCTTGTAGCCGTATGAATCCCTCATCTGT